TTACTAAGGCTTTTAAAGTCGTCAGTAGGCTTGGTAAGAGTATTATCGCCCGAAAAGTAGTAGCCCGAACGCCCTACAAAGGTGCGAAAGAAGATATACCCTTTGTCGTCAAGCGCGTCCCATTGGTCGGCTTTGCTGTCGATAGTGGTGCCGTCGGTAAAGTATGCTACCAGGGGTAATACGCTGCCGTCCTTTACGCGGTGAATTTTGCGTTGTACGGGTATTTTGGTTATTTTCCCTAAGAACAAACCAACTGATGCTTCTTTCTCCTTATCGTCATTCCCGATAAAACAAGCCACTTTGTTAAGTTCGTTTTCAGAGAAATTAGTAAGGTCTGCTACCTTGCCATTCCAACTATTTCCCGACACGACTACCCTAAAAGGCATATACTTCTTTTCAAAGTGCTGGGCAAGAGCCTGCCCTTTCACTACAGCTGTCTGCACATCGGCGTCTAAGCCTGCGGTGATAGTCTCGCTACCAGTAGCCTTTTTCACTACCCCAAGCACGCGGATAGCCCCTTTGGCATCAGCAATAAGGGTAGGTGCAAAAGCACCATCTTTGTCGAGCATTGCCGTCATAGTAGTGGCATCCGATACGAGCATTACCCATAGGGGGGTACCCGTTGGGGCTTGGTCATAAAACGCTTTGATATGCTTGTAGGCAAAGGCGTTTTCAGTTTCTGAAATTCCCAAAGCTATGGCTTCTTTTAGTGAGAATACTTGGTACGACTTGCCCAACTCTACTTTGCTACTCACCGTAACTCCCGTTGCGATAAGTCCAGTAGTCTTTTGTATAGCCGTAGTTCTGCCTAAGCCGTCTTTGGCAATATTGAATAATACTTTAGGTAATGCCATTATTTTTTAGGTTTAAAAAAGTTGAATTTTGAAGTATCTGTTACAGTCTCACCTTCTGACTCGTCAGAGTTTTCAGATTTTTCAGTTTTATCTGGTGTTTCTGTTACTACTTTATCTTCTACCTCATTAGTATAGCTTTCTACAGTGCTATCCTCTAAGGTTTGTGCGTGGTTTTGTGCATCTTTCTTTAGTAAGAAGAGGAAACCATCAGAGGTAGCAAAAAGCTCTTTTGTTGCTTTGTTCTCCTCAAAATATTGTTTTGCTTTTTCTGCTGTTGTCATTGTGTTCTGTTTTAAAGTTAATATAGGAGTAGGGTGAGGTATGGATACCATTGAACTCGTCCGCTCACCCTACTATATATTCCTATAAGATAGCTCCTAAGAATTTAGGCGTTTTTGCGCGGATAACCCCTACTAAGGCACGTTGTGCAAAGGAAATAGTATCTGCTTGTAACCCAGAGTCACTTAATGTAGGGTACATTTTCACATCTCCAAAACAACGAAATACCTCATCAGTAACCCATACGAAAGATGATTGTTTATCTTCAGTATCTTTGGTAGCCCCAAAAGGTTTCTTTTCACCATTTTTGGTGTAGAGTGGAGTTTGGTTGTATTGGAATACCTTAATACCATACATTTGGTTTTCGTTCATAATATCCTTATAAAGACGTTTGTCTTCTTTGCGAATACGTGCAAAGTGGTCAGCATTAAGACAAATGTTAATACCGTCATAGATATCTTTACCCTCCAAAAAGGACTTGATGTCTATAATAGCATCTAATACTGAGTCATTGGCAGTCAAGTTACACACCTTATTCCATTCGTTGTTCTTTTGTGGTGCCCACGCCCAAGCGGCACGTTTTCCTATATTTTTAGCCAATGATGTACGGTGGCGTTGTATTACACTGGAACGCTTGTCGTAAGAAAGTTCTATTTCTTGTAACTCATTGTGGCGAGTTTGCTCAGTAGAGTAAGTGTGTAGTACTACCTCATTAGCTATATCTTCTATATTTGCAACGGGTAGAGGGTTATTAGCTGTAGCAAAATAGTCTTCGTGTACCGTTGGTTCCACACCTGCCTCTGCTAAGTGTAGTTTATTATGCTCTACATATTGCGACAAGTCTACACTCTGATAAACAAACGAATTATTAGGGATAGGGTTTTCTTTAATGCCTGCTATCCATACTTCGGTTTGAAGCCCCGCCATAGCTACTCCTTTGAAAATAGAGGGGGCAACATACTGAACTACAGTAGAAGTAGCTACAATAGCTGTTGCTACTATGGGTACTGAAGCACCTACAATTGGCGCAATAAACATTGAGGCAATAAGTGCCAATAATGCATTAATAAACAATGCTTTTAATGATAATTTCATACTGTTTTAAATTGTTTTTAAAGGGTTATTAAATTACTTTTCAGTGTAGCGCACTCCATTGGCGTACTCTTGGGCTAAGCGGGCATACTCTTCGGGTTCCTTGTCTCGGAGAGCTCGGAGCCTATCGGGGTTTTTCTTTTGCAAGTAGTCAAAGCTTTCATCGGCAGTACCTGTTGGTTTTGCACCTGCTCCCAACACTACCTCACGTACAATGTTAGCCTTTCCTTGCTGTGTATTCTCAGCTTCTTTGTCGGCTACAAGTTTAGAGAGTACGGCTTTTTGTCCGTCAAAATCTACTTCAAACTGCTTTAGCTGACTTTCTTTGAGGGCTTGTGGGATAAGCCCTAACTGTACGGCTTTATCTACCAAGGTTGTAGCTTCGGCAGTGCGAGTTTCTCTAATTGTTTTTTTCAGAGCCACTACTTCGGTTTCTGCTTTTTCTTTGTCCGCTTTGAGGTTATGTAGAGCACTAAGTACTGCTTCCTCTTTTGAGTTTTCGCCCATACCCAAGGCAAGGGCTATCACTTTAATATCCATATTGTTTGATGTATTAGTTACTATTTTTTTGAGTTGAAAGGGCTTGCCGTCTTTGGATAGTTTCAAAGCGTTGTCGTTGCCTCCTATATCTACAATAGAAATCTCCACGAGCTTACAAGCGGTTACAGTCTCATATACTTGTCCTTCTAAAATATGTTGTGGTTCGGTAGATACTTCTTTTATCTCCGCAAACATAGAAGCCATACGTATATAGCCACGTTCCACCTTTCCTGCTATCTTCTTAGCAAACTCGTCTTGCTCGTCAAACTCTACTTCGGCTATAAGAGTACTACCTTCTTTGTAGAGTCTCGTACAACGTCCTATGACTTCACTACCCTTATAAGCATTAACACCTCTTTCGTGCATAAAGAGTACGACAGGGTTGCGCATATATTGGGCGTAGTCAATACCATCTGTAAGGATACGGTAGCCGTAGCTATTTACATTTTCGGTATTGATGATAAATTGGTGTTTCATTAGCAAATTGGTGTTAGTTCATCACTTAATTCTGGTGCAAAATTCAGTAGGTTTTAGCAGGTATAAAAATCGGCAAACAAACCTTGTACTGAATTTGCCCAAACCTTGTACTGAATTTGCCCAAACCTTGTACTGAATTTGCCCAAGCGTTGAGAGCTAATTTCGCTACCTACTTTATATATATGACCTTTGCACTGATAAAACAAAGTATATAATGGAATTTGATTTGAAAGAACTCACAGCGCGGGCTTTTTTGGACTATGTAGGTCCAGCATTTCCCTCGTGGTGGGCTAATAACAAAAAGAAATATGTACTACCGAGTCTCTCCAATATTAGTGAAGCACGTAGCAATGGTAGCCAATACTTTATGACCTTTAAGGTTGCCGACAAAGCAGGCGTGCAAACGCTTTTTCCAAACGAACCTTTGGTGAGCTTTTCACTCACTAAAACCATTGTAGAGACAGCAACGGTAGGCAAACACCGCAGAGGTAAAGTAAAAGAGTATATCGCTACTGAAGACTGGCAAATTACCATTAAGGGGCTTTGTATAGACACCAACAACCCCGACTTGTACCCTACTGCACAAGTACAAAGCATTAACCGCTTGTTTGAAAAGAACGAAAGTCTGGAGGTTATAGGCAATAAACTCTTTACCCTTTTTGATATTCGTAACATTGTTTTAAAAGATATTAGTTTCGAGGCTATGGAGGGCAAGGAGGGCATACAGAAGTATGTCATCAAAGCCGTGTCAGATATGGACTTCTATGCTGAATTAGATGAAAAACGAACTCAACTTAACAACTTATACTAATGTTTATATTACAAGCAATTATCAAAATAGGGGACTATACTTTTAAGGCTGTGCATAGTGTGAAAATCGCAAAATCGGTAGACGAATTAGCCGACACCTGTACTATTGAACTTCCTACCCATTTTAAAGTAGCTAAAGGAGGTGATAGCCTCTATACAGAAAAGGCTATCAAAGCAGGCGATAAGGTGAGCGTTACTCTTGCTTATGAGGGGGTATATAGCGGGGTGGAGTTTGAGGGCTATGTAAAAAAGGTTAAGCCAAGCATTCCCGTGAGCATAGAATGCGAGGACGCTATGTACTTATTGAGGCGCAAGAACATCAATAAGTCGTGGCAAAAAACAACTCTTAAAGAAGTATTGCAGGAGGTAGTGAAAGACACTCCTATTACCTTGGCTGATAATATCCCACAAATGCAGTTAGACCAATGGCTCATTCGCAATGCCAATGGTACGCAGGTGTTGGATAAACTCAAAGAGGAATTTAGGCTAAGTATCTTTATTAATGATGAGGGCAAGCTATATGCAGGGCTTTCGGAGCTTACCAATATAGGGCAAACCGCACGCTATGACCTTAATTACAATATTGTAGCGAATGATTTGGAATATCGTACCAAGGACGAACGTCGGATAAAAATACAATATACCTACATAGATAAGAACAACAAAAAGAAAACTGTAGAAGAGGGTGATCCTGACGGCGAGTTAAGAACCTTTCATACCTCTGTGGTGAGCGATGAGGCTAAGCTACGAGATATGGCAAGAGCGGAAATGGAAAAGCTAAAGTATGACGGCTTTGACGGCTCTATAACGAGTTTCTTAGTACCCTACGCCACGCGAGGTATGCAGGCACAACTCATAGACAAAGAACTGAAAGAGATAGACGAGCGCTATTTCATTAAAAAAGTAGAAACTACCTTTGGGCGCAATGGAGCACGCCGACAAGTAACCATAGGAGCAAGATTATGAGTATAGATAGAGAATTAGCCGAGGGGCTTCGTAAGTTAGGCAAACGCAAAACCCCTACTATAGCCGTAGAGGTGGTATCAGTAGACAAAACGCAAGGTACGTGTGTGGTGAAAGACGATGAGCTACAATATACCGTGCGCTTGGCTTCTGTAATTAACGATAATGCCGAGCGGTTTTACCTTTTCCCAAAGGTAGGAAGTAGCGTACTAATTGCTTCGATTGGGGAGGATGAAAACCGTTACTATGTAGTCGCTTATAGCGAGATTGAGAGCGTGAGCCTACGGATAGAAGACACTCAGCTTACCATAGACAAAGCGGGGGTACATCTGCAACGGGGTGAAGTAGATTTTAAAAGTCTTTTAAATGAGCTTTTAAACGAACTTAAAACAGCTATCATACAAACCCCTGCTGGAGTTGGCAACTTTGCTCCTAACAATGTGACAAAGTTTGACGAGATTAATAACAAAATAAATGAATTACTACAATAGATATGGCACGACTAACCGCCGTTGAGGCAGATTACAAAAAATCACAAGCTAAGGAGCTTTTTGCCAAAGGCTTTAGCATTGCCAATATATCGGAAATGATAGGCATTGGTATTAAAACGCTTGGCAAATGGCGAGAGGAGGGCAAATGGGATGATGAGAAAGAATTGCAAACCCTCAAGCCCTCAAATATTCGCAAACTCACGCTTAAGTGTGCGCAGGCTATTGAACGTGGAGAGCCTTTACCTTATAAAGTAGACGAAATCACTAAAGTTGTTGCCGCTTTTGACCGCATTACCGACCACGATAAGATTGCTGTCTATACTATGGAAAGTATTGATGGTTTTACTAACTTTATATTAGAGAGGGCGGGACAGAGTAGTGGCAAAAAACGGGAGACATATATGGAACTTATTAAAACTATACGCCCTTACTTTGATATGTATATAACAGATTTATTACAGAATAAAGATGAGTAAAGCGATAACTAAAACCCAGCTTAAGGAAGCCAAAGAACGCTATTTTGCGAAGTCGAAAATGATTAGAGAGCTTACCTACGAGGCTATACAGAAGGAAACAGCCGACGAGCAGGAAGCACGTATCAAGCGACTTTTAAAACCTGAAAACTATGGTGAGTTTTTCGATTACTATTTTGGTTTAGATAGTGGTTTGCCCTTGGGCGATGCCAAGACACCTAAGTTTCATATTGACGACTATATTCGTTTGTACAAGGACCCGTTTATACGCCAATTTAGAAAGAAGTTTAGGGGTGCAGGTAAGTCCATACAATCCAATGTGGGCAATATATGCCACCTCAAACAGAACAACCTTACTTTCTTTCCTATCCTCATAGGGGCTAATGAGGGGCTTGCTAAAATACTACTATCCGACTTACAAGCACACTTGGAGAACAATCAGAAGTTTATCAAGGACTTTGGTTTGCAACTCTCTTATGGGGATTGGTCGGATGGTGATTTTCAAACCACAGACGGCAAGCACTTTAAGGCGTTGGGGCTTAACCAACCTTTTAGGGGGTTGCGTTTTGGTATGTATCGCCCTGACTTGGCTATTTTAGACGATATAGAGGACTTGGATAGAGCCAAACGCCCCGATATGATAGAGAAGTACGGCAAAAAAATAACGGGTGACTTGGTGAAAGCCTTTCACCGCAAACGGGGTAGGCTCATCATCAATAACAACTATATCGTCAAAGACGGCATATTGGACTACCTCTATGACAAGTGGAAAGATAGCCCACATCTGCACGACTCTGTTACCAATTTGGCTACTGCCAACATCACCCGCGAGAACTATATGGACGTAGATTGGGAGCCCTCGTGGAAAGAACGCGATACTAAGGAGGATATTATCCGCATTCTGCTCAACGATGACTACTATACCTCACAGCGGGAAGATTTTAACAACCCTATTGAAGAGGGCAAGCTCTTTAAGGCGAAAGATATTGCCTTGGTACGCATAGCAGATAATGAGGCGTGGGACGGCTTGCTTGACCATTGGGACTTGTCCTATACCGCTACAGGCGACTATAAAGCGGGAGTACTTATTGGTATTAAGGGTATTAAGCTGTACGTATTGGAAGTATTCTGTCAAAGATGTGAACTTAATTCAGCTATGGAAGTACGTGCTCAGTGGGTAAAGAAGTATCTTAAAAAAGGCTATAACACTATGGGCTTCTTTGATGCTACTATGGCGCAGAAAGCTGTCTATACCCCTATTATTATGCAGAGTGCAGAGGACAACGCTTGCCCTAATATCCCTATAGGCTTACATCAGGAGGGCGACAAGCACAACCGTATCTCGGCGGGTATTACCAATGCGCTCTTTCGCAAAATATTGTACTGGGACGAAACTTTGCCTAAACGTTCAGAAAAGGACTATAACGCTTTTAATAAACAGCTACTTTCCTTTGAAAAAGGAACAGCTTCAAACGATGACGCCCCCGATACTTTAGAGCGTGCTATTACCCTTGCCCAACAGTATTTTGGCTATACCGAAAACCCTTTACAAAGCGGGCGACCTTTTATTGCTAAACACAAACGTAGAACTATATGAGTACACCACGAAAAGAACTATTTGTAAAAGTAAAACAAGCCCTTGCCACTATTGAAGGCATTGAGCTGATAGACCTACAACGCGGGCAGTTTGATAACCCTGAAAATGGTTACCCCGAAATATGGACGGCTTGTCTCATTCAGGTAATGCCTATCGCCTACGAGACGATGACCCAACACGTGCAAGAGGGCGAGTGTGAGTTTCATATTGATTTCTATTGCAAAGACGGATGGACAGACCAACACTTAGGCACTGCTGACTCCGAAGAGGGACTTATGGAACTGGATATATTGGACAAAATCACCGATACCATACAATTCCTACAAGGCGAGCAGTTCAAACCCGTACAGCAGGTGCGAGAGGAGGAACTACGCCTAAGTGATGACGGCATTATGAGCTATCGTATTACCTTCACCACCCGCATTTATAGACAAACACCCTACCCTTATACAGGCAGACGATTGCAAATCGCAAGCAATTAATCTTTAATCATTAACAATTAATCATTAGTAACGTGTATTTAACCAAAGACGAACTCAAAACAGTCGCCACCAAAGAGGTGATAGACCTTATCACCCAAGGCGACGAGCAGATAGTAACCCAAATCATTGCCGAAAGTATAGACCTAATGGCTTCTTACCTCTATAAGTATTACGATACAGAGGCTATTTTTGCCAAAGAGGGTGACGAACGTAGCAAAATACTACTGAAGTACCTAAAAGATATTGTTATCCACGAAATCTATATAAGGCGAAGTAAAACCCTCAACCAAGTGGCAAAGCTCCGCTATGACGAGGCTATACTATGGCTTGAAAAAATAGCCAAAGGCGAAATAGAAGTTGCCCTACCCAAGCGCCTCAAAGACACCGACGGCGACGGCACCCCCGACACGCCCACCCCTTTTATGAAGCTTGGAGGGCGAAAAACCTATAAAAACCACTGGTGATTATGCCTAACAACAACTTACAAGAACTCCGCCAAAAGCTCGAAGCCCTTGCACGTTTGGTAGCTAATGATGTCCCCATTGTCCTTAAAACAGAGGGGCTCAAGTTTATTCAAAAGAACTTCCAAGATGAGGGGTTTAATGATGAGGGCTTACAGAAGTGGCAACCTCGCAAAACCACCGATACACGAGGGAGAGACATTACTCGTTACCGCTCGGATAGGGTAGGCAAAAAGGGAACCCTTACCCCCTTTGGCAAGCGTAACCAGGGGCGAGCTATCCTTACAGGGCACAATTCAGGAGGCAACAAGCTGCGCAATTCATTTAGGGCGCGTGTAGAGAAAATGAAGGTTACCTTTTACACCCATAAGGAGTACGCCCGTAGACATAATGAGGGGTTAGAGGGTATGCCTAAGCGACAATTTATAGGCGACTCCAAAACCTTATTCAACAATATCAAAAAGGAAATAGACCGTTTATTCAATCAACTACAATAATGGCAAAGCAACCTCATAAACAACGTATAGAAAAGAGTGTCACCCTTAGTGGTAATGCACTTAATAAAAAAGTACATTTGGGCAAAAATACAGCCCAAAACATTCAGCAGGTAACTAATCTAATGGTGGACATCATCAAACGCCAACGCAGGCTATGGCGTACCGAACTCAACCATTGGCACTCGGCACGTTATGCCCGCTATAGTGTGGACTACCCGCGTACTTACCCATTGGAGGAGGTATACCAAGATGTACTCCTCGACGGACACCTCACGGGTATCACCGAAAACCGTACTTTACGAACTACCAATAAGGACTACGTTATCGCCATCGATGAGATTAAGGACGACACTCTAACCGAGTATATCAAGGACAAACAATGGTTTGAGGACGTGATCGAGTTTGCCCATCAAAGTATCTATCACGGGCATTCTCCTATATGGCTCAAAGAGGTAGCCAAAGGCGAAATCAAAGCCGTAGAACTTATTGATAGGGGCTTGGTAATCCCCGAAAAGCACGTACTTTTAAAAGACTACGATGCTACCACTGGCATAGACCTACGAGATGTGCAAGAGGTAGTATTAGTAGCACAATTTTACAAGCATTCGGGGTTGCTCGAAAAGGCTGCTCCTTATGCAATCCTCAAGCGCCATTCGTGGGGTTCGTGGGACGAGTTCGAGGAGCTCTTTGGTATCCCTATACGTATAGCTAAAATTGCCTCACAGAGTGATAGCGTGAAAGAGGAAGTTGCCCAGTGGTTAGAGGAAATGGGCTCAGCTTCGTATGGTGTTTTTCCTATTGGTACTGAAGTAGATATTAAGGAGAACAGCAAAGCCGATGCCTTCCAAGTGTTTTACCGCAAGATTGAAGCCTTAGACAAGGAGCTCTCCAAGCTCGTACTTCACCAAACAATGACTACCGAAAACGGCAGTAGCAAGGCACAAGGCACAGTACACGAGAACACCTTAGAGGAGGTAGTCTATGCCGACGAAAAGAAGATGTTGGCATTCCTTAATAACCAACTTTTGCCCGCTATGCGTGCCATTGGCTACCCTATCCCTGATAATGCCAAAATAGCGGTAGAGAAAACCACAGACCCTAACAAGCAAATCACTATAGACGGGGTACTCTTAGGGCGTGGCTATATCCTTACTCAAGACTATATAGAGCGTACTTATGGGGTAGAAATAGAAAGTATGCCTACCTCTACCTTTGGAGGAGGTAGTGAGGGTGAATCAAAAAAAGCCTAAGCCTACTCAAGTTACACTATCACACCCATTGTTGCCCGGAGCACGAGTACATAAGGCTCAGCAAGGAAGACAACGACTTGAGTAGGCTCATAGAGGGGTACATACGTGAGGCTTTTGAAGAGCGCAATATTAGTGAGGCGCAAAGCAAAGAACTATGGCAATACTACTACAAGCACCTAAATAAAGCCTTAGCAGAGGGCTACAACCCTACTATTGAGGAAACTAATACCGAACTCGTAACCTCACTAAAGCACAACCTTGCCCGCTTCTCAGCATTTAAAGAAACGAGCTTTAAACAGCAAATAGAAGCCTCTTTAACTAAAAATGGTAAGGTGCTGTCGTGGCAAGAGTTCAAAGCCAAAGCCAACAAACTAAATATAGAATACAATAGGCGTTGGTTACAAGTTGAGTATAACCAAACAGTAGCTAATGCACTTTCAGCACAAAAGTACGAGGAGTATATAGCCAATAAACGCATATACCCTAACCTTACTTATCACGCGGTACACGATGAGCGAACCCGCGAAACACATCGTGCCTGGGACGGACTTACGCTACCCGTAGAACATTCGTTTTGGAAAACACACCTACCCCCTAATGATTGGGGTTGCCGTTGTTACGTAGAGCCTACTGCCAATCCTATAACCGAAGGCATTCGTACGGAAGACGTCCCTATAAAAGAAGCCTTTGCTAACAATCCCGCTCTTTCGGGGGAGATATTTCCAGTAATACCTTATGCCAAAGGAATGAGCGAAAAAGCCGTAAAAGAGGTAGAAAAGCAGGTGGAAAAGCGTCTTAAAAAGGAGAAGGCTAAAGCTAAAAGAGCAGAGGAAACGTGGCAAACCATACCTACTGAAAAGGGTACGGTTAGGGTAAGTTCATTGCACGGTAAGGATGAGAGAGCCGAAAATGTAGAAATAGCCTCTTACTTAGCTAATAAATATGGCTATGAAATAGACCTTATAGAAAAGTCTAACATACCAGGGGTGAAAAGTGCTGATACGTTTAATAAAACATTGGAGATAAAGCAGGAGTACAAAAGGTGTTTTACACCAACCACTGACGCTATTAGTAAGGCAATACGAAGTGCTAAAGATCAAGCAGACAATATTGTTTTAGATATAAAGTCAGATATAGATAGATTTGCGTTACAAAACGCTATTAATGAAAGAGTAAGGCGCTCCAAAAGTATAAAAACTGTTTGGGTAATTAAGGGTAATTTTGATAAGATGTATACAAGAGAAGAAATATTATCAAAAGACTTTCAAATTAAATGGGACTAACCTCATTATTTCATAAGGTTAGTCCCAAGTTCAGGGCGTGGAGTTTTCTTATGTAGCCTCCTCACCACTGCAAAAGTACAACTATTTTTTAAACTACCAAAACTATTTTCAACTTTCTGCATAAATCCCCTCATAAGAAATGATAGCTTCTACAGTACGAGGGGATAAAAATACCCTACCTGCTACCTCCTCAATTACGGCGTCTATACGCCACTGGGGGTACTTGTTAGTAAGCTCACCAAAGAGCTCACGTATCTTTTCATTACGCCTCTGTAGGCGTTGTTTGCGCTGTTTTTGACTTATAAGTTGCATAGCCACAAAGAGAATAGAATATTATGGTGCAAAGGTATGAAATAATTACGAAATACAAAACACAAAAGACGAGAGGCGAATTTAATCGTCTCTCGTCTTTCGTTCTGTTAGTCGGTAGGCTTTTTTTAGTTTGCGTTTAAAGTCGTCTAAAGGAGTTTCATTTTTTTGCTCTTGGTAGCGGAATTCGGCGTGTTCGCGTTGGCGTTCGTCGTCTATGTATTGTAGGCGTTCTTTGTCGTATTCTCTAAAAAATCTAAGCACTTTATCTATACCTAATCGTTCGTAAAATTCGCCGTATTCACCCGATAGTACGCGTTTGAATATAAATGATATTTCAGTGAGTTTTAAGTAACCGTAATCGTTCATTATTTGGCTACTGCAAAGGCTTATTTGGTCTTCGCTCATTGGGCGACTTACGGCTAACATTTCATTTAGATATACGAGCCATAACATTATATAACTTTCACAAGCTGTTGCGCCATAGTCTCTTCGTATGCTACTAATAGAGGGGGTGGGTAGGTTGATTGCTTCGGCTATGGTTTTGAGTTTGTAGCTGTGCTTCATACAGTTATTGGGTGAATATATTTTTAAGAATCTTTCGTTTGAAATCAGTGCTGTAAGTTTGTTTTGCACTACTGTTACCTCGTTTTGCATTTTGTAATATTTTATTGAGTTGCGAATTGATGTATTTTAAATCGGTGTTTCGTTGGTGAAACTCATCCATCTTCTGCCAATTGCCCAATAGGTATTGCCACGTGGCAAAGGCTTCAGTGTCGTTGGCTGATACTTGTTGCAGGTAGCTAATGATTTGCTTGAGGGCTTTGCCGTCTGCTCCAGTGAACTTGGGAGGAAAGCCGTATAGGCGTTTGTAAAAGAAAAACCACTCGTCTAAGAACTTCCCATAAAGACTTAAAGGTTCGGGCACATCCTCACGGTAGGATACACTGCCATTCCATTGCTCTTGGTAGCGTTGTATATCTTCCTCTTGTGGGGGTAGGATAGCTCCGAGTTGTTGGTATTGCTGGCTATTAAGTCCTCCTCTCTTGATTTCTATTTTGCAAAGCTCACCTTTTTTGTAGGTGAGCTTTAGCAGTGTGTGGGTACGGTGTAGAGTTACGGTGTAGGTCATTTTTATTTTGTTTAATAAGTGTTTATCATTTTCAATATAAGTTTTTCACGAGTTTCTTCATAGGTTTTACAATTAATGTGGATACTTGTTAAAAAGTATTCTTTATTATAAAAGTATGCCTCAACATCAATAGTAGACTCCATTACACAGGTAATGTATCCCTTTCTCCTAAACCATTCAAAAACCTGTGTCCAAGTAGGTATTGATAATCTATCTATATAATCATTATGATTATCCTTTTCAAAATCAAACTCTAATTCCCTTATGTCAAAATCCTCATAAAGATGTAAAGGTAGAGAAAATTCACAAGGTATATCAAAGCCTATTATTTTAAGTTTCTTTGCAATTCCTATTGGAACCAACCAAGTGGGGTAATTTTGTGTATTCATTTTATTTGTGATTTTAATGTTATTAGTCAATTTCTACTTCGTATTCCCAGTAGAGGGCATCATCCTCGCTTATATTATCACTGCACCATTCAAAAGCTTCAGGAAATTTGTTTATTTCACTATCACTAATGGAAAAACCACAGTCTGCCATTTGTTCTAATTGTTTAGCTACTTTTTCAGATACTTCTACATCTGATAAACTTACACTGTAGGTTACTTTTACGGTTAAATCTTTGATTGTTCTCATTTTCTTTGTGTTTTAGTAATTAAAAACTTTCCTTTTCAACATTTATTGTAATGTTATCATCATCGAAGTACTTAATGACGTATATCGTCTTTCCTTCACGGAGGATAACAGAGGAGGGTAGTTTGCCAATTTGGTTGCGGAAGTAATGAAAGGTGTTGTATATGCCTTTTTTAAAAAATCTTACATCAGTTTTTGCCTTACTTAGTTCCTCTTCTAATTTTTTAACTTTTTCTTCTGCTTTTATAGTCAAATTGCACAAACGCAATAGCTCTTTTTTTGCTGCTTGAGGGTCTCCATTAATCCTATCGCAGATTGAGGAGTAACTCACATCATAATTGTCTATTTCCATTGTATTTTGTGTTTAAATTGTTATACATTCCACTCTTCTTTTGTTAATTGCTTGCCACAGTCTTTGCAAAAGAGAGCAGTTACTTCTACAGTGCAGTAGTGGGCAAGGGTGCGGAGCTCTTTATGTTTATGAGAACAAGTGCGAGCTGCACTGGCTATTAATTTGCTAACTTTTTCATTTGCTAATTTTCTAACTTCTTTCATAGCGTTGTTCGTTCATTTTTTCAAATATATTGTTCACTTTGCCTACTTCATTAGGTGTAAGTGATTGTAGGCTTTTTTTGAATGGGTTTTTGCTACTACAAAACCATTTGCCAAGGCGTTTGATGTCGGCGTACTTAGGGTTTACCTTATCTCGCCAGCCGAGTTCGTGGCATAGGGCTAATAGCTTTAGGTGTTGCTTGTTTTCGATATTAAAGTAGGCGTGCATCTCAAAATGGTAACCAAGGTGCTGGGCGAGGGCGAAAAACTCGTCTTCTGTTAGGTTTTTGGTACTGGGAAGCTCTCGCCCTATAAAGCTACATACAAAGTGTAGGCGGGCTTCTCTGTCCTTAAAGCGTTTGCCTAAAAGGGTTTGGAGGATACGTATTTGGTGGGGTTTTATTGTGGTTTCTTTTTTCATTTTAAACGGTGTTTAAAGGTTATTTAAAAAGCTCCTCGCCTTAGTAGATCTCATAAGAGCGTCCTCTTATTGCCAGCGACTTCCTAAGGGCGGAGGAGCATCTTTTAGCTACCGAGATAGCTAAAAGTGTTGTTATGCGGTGGCTTGCTCTTCGTACTTTTCGTGTACTGGGAAGAGGTGTTTAATGTCTGTACCTGGGGGGAAGTCTACCGATGAGAGTGACAAAGGTATGTTACACTTTTTGCCTTGCTCGTCGAGGATATTGGCTTCGATATAGAAGGCGGAACGTTGTGGGCGGTAGGATTCGGAAATAATTTTTACTGCATCTGTGAAGTCAGGGTTGTCAAATTCTTTGGCTACACGGGTGAGTTCTAACACTCTGGAGGCTTTTAAATTTCCTTTGGCGTCTTTCTTGAGTAGGCGGTTGATTACTGAAACGAGTTTGGCACTGTCGTCGTCTTTAGCCAGTGATGAGATAAAGTGACCTACTTTCTCTATACCGGCATTAACAGTGTCATCCCAGTTGTCAATGACGCGGAATCCGTAGGTGATGGTGTTGCCGTGCTTATCGGTGAAGGTGTGGCTTTGTTGGTCGCCTTTTACTTCGTAGACTTCGTTTTTGGTGTCCAAGAGAATTTTTAGAGCTTCAAAAGTATGCAATTTCACCTCTGCCATTTGCTCGGAATAGGTTTGCAGCTTACCGATGATTTGCGGAATTGCTTCATTGACGAGGGCTTTGTATGCCTCGCGGTTTTCGTTTTGTGCTTGTTCACGGCGTTGTAGTTCGGCTTTGAGTTCGTCGGCGGTGAGTTTACTTAAATCTACTGTCATAATTGATAATTGTTATTTGTTATTTTCCATTTACTTCGGCTTTGTATAGGGGGTGTGCGGTTAGTGGTTGCCATTGGTCGTTTTCGTCTTGCCACTGTAGTTCTAAGGTGTTGGGTTCGTAACGAAAAGCGGGAGGTAGCCAGCGTTTTCGCTCTATCCAATCTTGTAGCTCTTGGACTAAGGCGGGTACTTTGTCGGTTTTACCTGCTCGGAATTGGCAGGTTTGCATCCGTTGCTCGAAGGTGAGTATTTGTACGAAAGTGTCGAGCGATAGGGCTTCGGTGTATGCTAAAAATCTGCTATTCATAGTTGTTATTTTGTTACTAATTTTCCGTATTCTTTGAGATCTGACCACCATCGCACGCTATCACCGCTGATGCCTTGGGGGAGGTATCGCACGGGGCGTTTTTGTTTTTTGGCGGTTTTGAGGAGCTCTTGTGCGTGCTCTCTCATTTTGCGATTGATATACTCGTAGTCGCTTATTTCGTTAGGTTCTATTCTCATCTTGTGTTCGGTTTATCTTCGGTTAGTGTTCGGTGCGAGCCGCACGGGCGGTTATTTTTTTGAGGAGTACGCTTGGGTAGTAGTCTAAGATGTTGGCGGCATAGAAGCTAATGAGGTCAAGCATTTCTTCTGGGGTGTAGATGCTGATATCTTGCCCGTAGTGTCGGTGTATGGCTTGCTCAACTATTTCGTACCATTGATCGTCGTACCAGTTCATTAAGTTGTCGTGGGTGATGAGGGTTTTGAGGTGTAGCCCCCGAACCCCCGAAGGGGGACAAGCTAAAAGGTGGATACACCAATCTATATAGAACTCATAGCGGAGGTTCTCGTACTGCAAATAGGTGAGCCCTAATTGGTGGGCGAGGGCGTGGCGATAGGTGATTTGTTGGGGTATTGTATTCATAGGTGTTAGGGTGTTTTTAAGAGTTTAAATTCGCGTTCTTGGGCTTTTTCGGCTGAGATGAGATAGGGCTCTAACTCATTGGCTCCAGTACGTGTTTTTTCGATGTAGGCTCGGAAGTCTTTTACATAAATACGGTTTTGACTAAGCCAGTAGAATTTGTTGGCAACGGCTCCTTTTGGGTTCCCCTTACTGTCGGTTTGTGATATGCCAATAAAGAGGGTGTTAGGAAATGCTTCGATGAGCTTGTTGTATAGGCTTGCGGGCTTGCCGTCGAAACACTCTTGTATGCTGTCAATAAATACTATTTTAGGTTGTTGTGGACGGTCCAGGCGTAGCATCATTTTATCTACATATTCTTTTTGCACGGTGTAGCGTTTTCGGTACTGTTTGAGCCCGTAGCGGTCGAGGTTTTCAATGAGTGATAGGCTGCCACACTCTTCTAAGGAGTTGTATAGTACCTTTTCTCTTTGGCATAACTCTTTCATTAGTTGAAGGGCGTAAGTGGTTTTGCCGTGCCCTGAGTCGCCATAGATAAGGAGGCTGCCGCTTCTTTCTACCTTGCCGAGATGGTCTGTCCATTGTGGCGATAGGTCGATTGTTTTGTACTTTTTGCGCGCTAAATCTTCATAGGTGTAGGCGCGGGGTATGATTGTTTTTTCGTTATTTTCCATCATTGAGTTGTTGTAGGCGTTGCTTTTCAATTTCGGTGCGTACTTTTCTGAGGCTTCCTGCGGTATTAGCGTACATTTGTGCAGGGCTGATAGTTGAGCCATTGGCTTGGCTTACTTGGGCTATTTGGCTAAGTAGGAAGGCTTCGATGGCTTCTTTATCAGAGGGTGGACTTACACGGCTGTATTTGGAGCCGTAACGGTCGAATATTTCGGCATAGCCTACTTTTTTAATACCCTTATTACGGTCGATTTTAGCCTGCAAGCCGTCTGCTCCCATCATATACCAACCGCAAACATATTCGGTGGCATTCCAAAGGCTTTTGAGTTCCAAAAAGGCGTGGTATTCGAGGTCGCCAGCTTCGTCTAATATTACTAATGGGGTTTCAAGCTGTTTGAGGTAATACACCAAATCTTCATACACTTCGGCGTATCGTCCAGTATAGGTAATGCCAAACTCTTGTGCGATTTTGCGTATAAGTTTTTGTTTGGTTTTTACTTGTGAGCAGTCGATATATACGGCGTTTTTGTTTTTGCTTACATATACTTTGGCGGTGTGTGTTTTGCCTATACCTGCGCGGTCGCATAGGATAGCCGAAAGCGAGCGTGTTTGGCAGGCGGTAAGCTGACTGTAGATGTACTGAAAGGTTTCGGTTTCTACGGTTACCCAAGGGGCTTCGTCGCGGAGTTGCACCTGTAGTTTGCGTGCGATGCTTATCCATTTGGCATCGGATAGCACGCCATCGCGTTCGCCTTTCATTACTCGGTTGTACTGTGCACCATTGATGCCAAGACTTTTGGCGTGGTGGGTGTCATAGCGGTAGTTTTGTCGGTTTTCGGCAATCGCTTGTACGATTTTTTCTTTTAGGGCTGTGGTTATCATAAGTCTAATAATGCTTTATTTATGGTTTCTACTTTTGTTTTGCTGTACTCTTGATAGTTGAGGGCGGGTGTCTCGGTGTAGTCTACTGGTGTGTAGTCTACTTCGGTAGCGGTGGGTATGGGTGCGGTAAGGCTTCCTAAGCGGTTGAGCTTTTGCACTGATTGGGTACGTACCATTTGGTCGAACTGGGTAACGTAACTCATTGCCTCGGCATATTGTTGCTCATCGTGCTGAGTCCATTCGGCATTAGCACGGTTGAAGGTAGGCACAGGGCTACAAGTGCAAAGAAAGGCTCCGTTTTGGTATAAATATACTTCGGTAATACCGTCCTTATTAGGCAAGTAATAGGCTTCTACTTGGTAGTTGTTGGGGGCTAATAAGGTAAGTACTTGTGGGTTGGGTAGTTGGTATTTTTGGTATTGTACGGTTACGTATTGGCTACGACGTATGGTAGTAGTGGTGCATTTGCCTATGTATTGGGCTAAAAGAGCTCGGTTGAGTTGTGGCAAATTAGGGTTTACATTCTCTAAAAATACCTCCAAACGTGTCTTACCAGGGAAGCGTTGTTGGTCGGGGTGGGGTTGGTTGTTGTATAGGGTTTGCTCTTGGAGTTCCATTGCCACAATATCATCATAAGAGGCTTTGGCTTCTTTGTAATTGTTGTTGAACTCGTCGAATATCTTCTGTTGCGTGGTGCGGTTGCTATCACGGCGGGCATAGTGGCGACCTACGTTTTGGTGTCTGTCTTTCTCAATGCCGTATTTTTTACCTCGTATCATTGTCTCGGCATACTTCTCTTGTGAGTTGGTAGCGTTACAGAACCGCACAAACGGAAATAGGTTGTTGGCTTTCAGTAGCCCGTCGGCAAACTCTCCCGTTAGGTGTCGTTCTACTTCTATCTGCATTGGAGTACCCAAGCCGTAGGAGGTAGTGAACTGAAACATTGAGCGGAAGCAGTCTAAGAACAGCTCGGTGTCTTTTTTCTTGCTGTGAGCAATACCTATAAGGGCGGTGCTCATCACATCATAAGCATAGTATGCCATTACTTTGCTGCCGTCGGGTAGCTTGGTGTGCATTATATCGCGGTCATCAAGGGTTATTTTACTCATTGAGTAGAGTGGTGCGTGGCGGGGAACGTGAGGGCGCAACTTGTGGCTAAAATCGTACTCTCCGTTGCGGGCTTTAGCTATGATAAGCTGATTTTCGGCTTTGCTAAGCCATAGTTTTACAGTGCTTTCGGAGACTTCTAAGAGGTTGCCGTTCTCATCGCAAAAATCGTCTACGTTAAAGAGTTCGCCTGTAGCGCGGTCAAAAAGTTCTATTTCGCCGTATAGAAACTGCTTGTAAATATCGTACACCGAACTGATGTAAGGTTTATTAGGCATACAGCAGATGGATATAAAGAGGCGTTCCATAGTAGGGGTTACTATTTTAGCATTGTCGGAGCCCTCGCCCTTGTGAATGAAGGTAGCGTAACGCTCAGTAAGGAATTGGTTGTATTTGCGCTGTAGGCTTCGTGGGTTATTGGGTAATGAGAAGCTCCACTTTTCGGGGTTTAGGGCGTTCACTGCTTCGCTGATATTTTGCCATATTTGGGTTTTGCGCTTACCAAAGGCTTTGGCAGTGAGCGGACGGCTCTTAAGCAAGGTTTCGATGGCACCCAGTATCATAGCGGAGGTGGCTTTCTCCCTCTGCTGTGGGAGGGGGAGTGATTTGCCGTTAGGTTTGCGGTGCTCGGCAAAGAAGTTGATAGCTTCGGGGTCGGGTACAATATACTCTTCTAATACATTGGTAACGATGTGAGCCTCTTCGGGCTTGCCGAGCATACGCACGCAAAATTCTTTTGTATTCACACCTTTCACTACGGGGAGGCTCTCGAAGGCTACCCACGCTTCATTACCTTGTCCTTTGCCTGGTTGGGTAACTTGGAGCTTACCACGAGCGCATAGCTTTTTGTAGTACTCATAAGTAACTACCTTCCAATCGCTATAGAGCAGGCGTGCGGGGATAGATAATATGTTATTTTGGAATGCGTACATAGTTTTGTTTTTTTGGCGTTTGCCTTGCTCCCCAGTGCAGTTGCGAGCTGCGCTTAATGCTGTTGGTCATACCAACCACTGGGGAAAAACAACAATAAAATCAAAATATAAAAAACGTGATGTGGTGTTATTCGCGGTACTTCACTGGTTTGTGATAGTCTATTTTTTCTCTTTTTACGACAATACCTAAGAAGGTAGTGCGTATCTCTCTGCCGATGATAAGGAAGTCCTCATTGAGTAGGTAAATGGTTTTTGTTGTCATTTTAAAAGTGTTTTAAAAGGTTTTTAAATGCTTCCCAAGGCGGCTATGAACCGCTGCAAACTTTCTTGCCGTTGGTCGTACCAACCTTGGGAAATAATTACTAATTTTGCGGTGTATAATTTTAATTTTAGTAATTATGTTCATTAGAATTACAACTACACTGGAAGGTGAATTTTTAGTGGTGAATACTCACCATATTATCACCGTAAGAAGAGGAAGCGACTTTTGTATGATTACTCTCATTAATGGCGAGAAAATCTATACTAATGAGTCTTTTGAGTCTTTAATGAATAGGCTCTCCTCTAAATGATAGTTACTAAGTTTCTATCTTTGGGGTATGCTGTACAGTATGCCCCTTTTTACATTCCTAAAGGGCTTTCTTTCTTAAATATCAGTAACCCTAAGAAGCGAACTGTTTTTATTACTTTATGCTCTTTTTTATCTTCGTTCTCTATGAGCATTACTTGTGTTTTTACTTGTATCATTACATTATTCTTTTATTGGTTCCAAACATTCTATAAAATAGATGTAAATTCCTCCATCTCCGAAGTCTACATCTACACGAGTGTCCTCTCCTACGTTGTAGACTTTAAGGACTATACCGACTCCTTCTTTCATTCTCCAGCCAAATTCATCTGGAATTTCTCTTACTTTGTTTCCTACTTTCATAGTGTTACGCTTCATAAAGTTTTAATTCTAATTGTACTACTTGTGGCAGTCCTTGGACCTTGGTAAGCTGCTGATAGCCGTTGCGTAGTTGCAAAAGGGCTTCGGCAAACTCTCTGTTGATGTACCACTTGCCTTCGGCGGTGCGGTAGAAGTGCTGGGGGTGCTTTTTGATGCGGCGAAAATACTGCCCGCTGGTAACTGAGTACTGGTGTAATAGCAACCACTCTATATAGGGCAAGGCTTCTTTGCCGTAAACATTGAGTGAGGGGGGCATTTTGATGATAGATTGCTGGGCTATCTTTTCCATTTCAATGAAGTAGTTACGTATCTTCTTGCCTACTTCTGTTCTTTCTACCATTGCGATTTCCTTAGCCATATCAATTGTAAGGAAATACTCGGTGCGTGGTCTGTGTGGATACTTTTTGTCATTTTTGTCCAAAAGTTGATTTTCAGTGAAATAGTCTTTGTTCTCATCAAAACCATACTCTGAAACTCTTCTGTTCAGCCAATGGTTAAAAGGTGTTTGCACTTTTAATCTTTTGTGAAGCTCACGGGCATCTACTAATTGAATGCCTTTCTGTTCGATGATTGTGATTAGTTTGTCCATAGATTGTTAATTGTTTGAATTTGTTTTTAAATCTACTTGCACTTTGTCAGCCTCTTGCTGTAGTAGTTCTTTAGCGCGCTGACGAATGTTTTGCTGTACTTCGGAGTTGTACACATAGGCGAGAGCCATTTCCACAGTTTGAGTGGTTACGCTCATCTCTTTTGCAATTTGTTTCTTTAATTCGTAAACAATTCTTATTTTTTTCATACATTTGTCCCGTTAAATGTTGTTATTAATTTTCGGGGCAAAAGTATAGACAATAGTTTAAACTTGCAAATTATTTTTAAACTTTTTTCTAATTATTTTTATGAAGGCAATAAACAGAGTTATTCATTACATTGATAATAAGGGAATTAACAATAGTTCCTTTGAAAAGATATGTGGACTATCCAATGGCTATTTAGGTACCCAACTAAAGCGAAATGCCGACTTAGGAGAGGGGGTTTTAAATAAAATATTAGACAATTGTTTAGATATGAGTCCCGAATGGCTACTCACGGGCAAAGGGTCTATGCTTAAAGATGAGGCTATAAAAGGTACTCCAGTAGAGGTTGTTGCTCCTATAAAGGTAGAAGGTAAAAGCCTAATGCCTAAAGTGATAGTATTAAAAGACGAAGATGATGAGAAAGAACGTATTCCACTGGTACCTATTATGGCACAAGCGGGCTATCTTAAAGGGTATGATGACCCTAAGTATATAAGAAAACTTCCAATGTATAACCTACCAGGTATGAGGAATGGTACTTTTCGTATGTTTCAGGTGGAAGGTTTATCAATGTACCCTACCTTGCAGAGTGGTAGCTATGTAGTGGGGCAATTTGTAGAGGACTGGCAGCATATTTCAGACAATAGAATATATGTAGTAGTTAGTAAAGAAGGTGTAATTGTAAAACGCGTACTTAATAGAATAGAGAAGTACGGAAGCCTATATTGTAGGTCAGACAATCGCGTTTTTCCTCATATAAACGTAGATCTAAAAGATGTAAGAGAGGTATGGGAGTGTAAAATGCACCTTTCCTTTGAGTTTCTTGACCCCATACCTGAGTATCAAAAAATTGCAGACTTACAAGCAGATATGCACTTCTTAAAACAACGTGTAGAACAATTAGAGGAAGTGAAAACAGAAGTTTTATAGGGGCAAAGTGGATATTTATACCAGAGAAACCATATCCTTTTTATATATTTTTGAAATAAAAAGCTAATAATCAGTATTTTATATAAAAATAAACTTTAAAAAGCACTACAATACACCCCCCTTTACTCTGCAAAAAAGCCCATTGGCTGCACAAAAAAGAGGGTATAACCTACTTTACTACCACAAAAATAGCTAAAAAGTGTCCCCCTAAGTGTCCCCCTAAGTGTCCCCCTAATACTAAAAAGAGGGTATTTTTAGGCTTGGGTGGGTGGGTACCTTTTGGGGGTTTTTCAACCCCTCAAAAGATGGCTTTAGTGGTTGCTATAAGACACAAAAAAACGCCCTAAATGGGCGTATTTGTTGGGGTTTTGGTAATTATTAGGGTATATATACCCGCCAATGGTAATTACTTCTATTTAAATGGTAGTTATCGGGCAATTACTCGGTAATTAAATGGTAATTAAATGCAGTTTTTTGTACATTTCATTTTCCTGCTTTTTGGGGCGTTTTTTGTTGTAAACCCTTATTTTATATAGGTTTTCGGAGCTTTTTTACTTTTGTTAGTTTAGTATGTTTCATATTACTGCCTATATATGCCACAAAGATTTTCAAAGCAAAAATGGCAATCACATAAATAATGTAGAGGAAGAATGG